ATCAGCATATTTCTTAACATTAACATATGACAACGAACACGTACCTATTACAGAAAAAAATTTCTTAACATTAAATAAAAAACATTTTCAAGATTTCTTGAAAAGATTAAGAAAACATCATACTTTGCAGAACATAGAAACAAAGATATGCTATTATGCAGTAGGCGAATATGGAACCAATACGTACAGACCACATTACCACGCAATTATATACAACATTAACCCTGACTTATTACAAAAAGCGTGGACATTAGGACAAATACATGTAGGCGAAGTAAACGGCGCAACAATATCGTACGTCTGCAAGTACTTACACAAAGGTAAAACAATACCAATGCATCAAAATGATGACAGAGTACCCGAATTCAGTCTTATGAGTAAAAAACTAGGCGCAAATTACTTAACACCGCAAATGCTAAAATATCATCGAGATGATATAAGCCGCAACTACGTCACCCTGGAAGGGGGCGTAAAAAGCGCAATGCCTAGATATTACAGAGAGAAAATATACGATGAAAAACAACGTTATAAACAATCCTTATTCATTGTTGAAAACCAACACAAAAAACATATTAAAGATGTCAAAGATTACACCGACAACGGAAATCCTATAGAGCGTTATGACTTTGACAGACACCAATCAATTAAACATTTATTTGAAACATTTAAAACAAAATCAAAATCCAAAAGACAAAAATTATGAAAAATCAACCATTACCAAAATTTAGAACAAGTTCAACTTATGAACTAGGTCAGTTAGTACATGACTACGAACAAGCCGTAGGAATATCAGCAACAGTACCTGACCAAACAATCTCACTACGTGAGCTTATTAGTAACCACACACGTGGATTACCAATTCCTGAATTTCTTCCATTATTTTCAGAAGAAGAAATCCCCGATATTAATAAAATGGACCTAACAGAAATCGACGAATTACGTCGTTCATTAAGGTCCGAAATAGATTGGCTACAAGAAGGCCAATATCAAAACTTCGAACCACAAATTGTGGAAAACGAAGTAAAAAACAACAACGAAAGTGGTGAAGATTTATAATCTTCACTACTATCGGTGTCTCCAGCGCGGAGCGCTTAGCACTAATACCCCTTGATATATTAGTGCTAATTGACACCAAAGATTAAAGAAAAAACGAAAAAAAACAAAAAAATATAAAAAAGAAGTAGCGAAGCGAATGAAAAATTATATATTAGAGAAATAATTCGTTAATACTTTAAGCAAGTCAATAACAAAAAAACAAACAATATGGACCCAGTCACAGCAGGCGCACTAATAGCAGGAGGAACTCAAGCATTAGGACAAACAGCCAACATGATTTCCCAAGGAAGCATGAACAGAAAAACTCGAGCATGGAATGAAATGATGTACGAGAGACAAAAATCCGATAATATGAAATTATGGGATTTACAAAATCAATACAATTCACCAACTTCACAAATGCAACGATTACAAGAAGCAGGACTAAATCCTAACCTAGTATATGGTTCAGGAGGAGGAAGTTTCACATCACCAACTCCAAAATCAGCAGATGTACAAAGCTGGAGCCCACAAGCCGTAAAAGTAGATACAGGCTCAATGTTATCAGCATACAACGATTTCAGATTAAGAGATGCACAAATTAAAAATGTAGAAGCTAATACATTAAAAACAATGACAGAAGCTCAACTAGATAAAGATAGTTATATTTTTAATTTAGATGCAAGACGTCTTAGATCTGCAGAGCTTATGCAAAAATGGGGTACCGGTACGCGTACCACAGAAAATACATCAGAATATTTTTTAAAACAATTAAAAGCACAAACTTTAGAAGCTTTACAAAAACAAGCAGATACTGCAAAATCAAATATGCAGAGAAACCTTTACCAAGAAATGGTAAACAAATTACAACAAGATATTAAAATTCAACAACCTGAACTTCAAATGATAGAAAAAATTGGTGCAGGAAATAGCCAAGCAGGAATGGCTATGCAATTATTAAGATTATTATTAAAACGTTAACAAATTATCAACAAAAAAAAACAGACAAAAATGGCTTATGGCAAAAAACGTAGCACTCGCTCAAGGAGCAAAAACTACAAAAAATCATTCAAATCACAAAAATTCTACACAGTACCAAGAGGAGGAATTAGACTATAATGAAAAATCTATTTAACTCGGTATTATTACCGCAAACTCAATCGAACGTATTCGATATGTCATACGACAACAAGTTATCCTTCAACATGGGAGAACTAGTACCAACACACGTAATGGAGTGTGTCCCCGGTGACAAAATAACCATGTCAAACGAAACTCTATTAAGATTTTCACCACTTATTGCACCTGTTATGCACAAAGTAGATGTGTTTACACATTATTTCTTTGTACCAAACAGATTAGTATGGAGTAATTGGCAAGATTTCATCACCAATACAAAAGACCCATTAACACTTCCCGTTGCACCATACCTTTCCGGATTTAACGTAACAGCAGGCTCATTAGCCGATTATATGGGTTTACCTTTAGCATCAGGTGGTGTAACAATAGATAAAGCATCTGCAATTCCATTCGCAGCATATCAAATGATATACAACGAATATTATAGAGACCAAAACTTAGTAGCAGCCAATGATTTTCAATTAACAGACGGTGCACAAACTATTGCAGGTAGTTTAACAACATTAAGAAAAAGAGCATGGCAACACGATTACTTTACATCATCCTTACCTTTTGCACAAAAAGGAGATGCAGTTACAATTCCATTAATTCAAGGAACTTCAGCATTAGTAACAAAAAATACTTCTACAAACCCTGGACAATGGGTTTATTCGGATGGAGCATCACAAACAGCAGGAACATTAGTCAACGGACAACTACAAGGAACAGGTTCTCCAACATCAAATGCTACTGCAACTACTGCATCAACACCAAGAAACATAGCATACAATCCTAATGGAACATTAAAAGTAGATATTAATAATGAAGCACAAACAATCAATGCATTAAGACGAGCATTTAGTCTTCAATCATGGTTAGAACGCAACGCACGTGGAGGAACACGATATATTGAAAACATTCTTGCACATTTCGGTGTAAAATCATCCGATGCAAGATTACAACGACCTGAATACCTTGGAGGTTCAAAATCCCCAATGGTTATTTCAGAAGTATTACAAACATCATCAACATCAGAGGTTACTGCACAAGGTAATATGGCAGGACATGGTATATCAGTAGGACAAGGGAACCAATTCACCTACAATGTAGAGGAGCATGGCTATATAATCGGTATTACATCCGTTATGCCAAAAACCGCGTACCAACAAGGTATCCCCCGTACTTTCTCAAAATTTGACCCATTAGATTATTATTGGCCATCATTTGCCAATATAGGTGAACAAGAAGTAAAAAACAGAGAGATTTATTATACTAATGACGGTCAAAATGATGCAACATTTGGTTATGTACCACGTTATGCAGAATATAAATACAACGATTGCAAAGTATCAGGAGAGTTCCGTACCAATTTATCATATTGGCATATGGGAAGAATATTTAGTACACGTCCCGCATTAAACGCAAACTTTGTAACCGCAGACCCAACGCGAAGAGCATTCGCAGTAAATGACCCAACTGTAGATACAATATATGCTCATATCTACAATAACATTAAAGCAGTAAGAAAGATGCCTAAATACGGTATCCCAACCTGGTAATATGTGTATGTCCCCCTATCATGTGGAAAACCCGAATTTTCCCTATAAGAGTATGGAACGTAAGATTCCGGTACCATGTGGAAAATGCCCTGCGTGCTTAAAGCGCAGGGCAAATGGGTGGGCATTTAGATTAAAGGAACATCACAAAACAACAACATCAGCATATTTCTTAACATTAACATATGACAACGAACACGTACCTATTACAGAAAAAAATTTCTTAACATTAAATAAAAAACATTTTCAAGATTTCTTGAAAAGATTAAGAAAACATCATAC